TAAACAAAGAAGTACAAATTGCAGATGCGTTACAACAAGGTTTAGTAGAGAAATACGACTTACAAGCAGAACAACAAAGACAAATACGTGATGATGAAAGTAAAACTATAGAAGAAAGAATCAAAGCTAACGAAAAATTAGGAGAGATACTTGACAAGCAAGAGGAAGAAATGCTTAAAAATGTAAAACTTCGTGTAGAGGCAGCACAAATAGAATTTGATAAAAACCAAGATAATGTAGAAGCTAAGGTAGCACTTATAGAAGCAGAAAATGAATTAGCAGCAGTCCAAGCACAAGTTACAGGTTTTAGATCTGAACAACTTACAAATATAAACGCTTTAGAAAGAGAAAGGTTAGACCTAATCACAGAAGCAAACGAGGAGGAGTTTCAACTTGAAATGGATAGAGTTAAAAACAAACAAATGGCTGTTGATGCAATAGCAGGGTTAGTAAATCAAGAAACAGCTATTGGTAAAATAGCATTTATAGCAAAGCAAGGTTTAGTTTTAAAAGAAATGATGTTAAATGCAAAAAAAGCACTACAAGATATTGCAATAAAAAGTGCTGAATCAGGAGTAGATGTTTCTAAGGGTTTTACTGCAACATTAAAAGCAGGTTTTCCACAAAACGTACCTTTACTTATTGCCTATGCAGCTCAAGCAGCAGGTGTAGTTGCTTCTATGGTATCAGCTGTAGGAAAAGCTAAATCACAAATACCAAGAGGTGGTGTAAGTGTTTCAACACCTAATTCTCCAAACGCACCTGCGTCACAAGCACCTGCCTTTAATATTGTAGGGCAAAGCACTTCTGACCAATTAGCAGACGTGTTAGCTTCACAAGGACAACAACCACTAAGAGCTTTTGTAGTTTCTAATGATGTAAGCACAGCACAAGAACTTGACAGAAATATTATAGAGGGAGCAAGTATAGGATAAACAAAATAATAAATAAATACGTTATACATATATGAGAATCGTTGAACTTATTTTAGGAGATGATGAGCTTACAGGAATAGAAGCTATATCAGTAGTAGAGAATCCTGCAATAGAAGAAGATTTTATAGCACTAAAAAGCGAGGAAATAAAACTTGCTGAGGTCGATAAAGACAAACGTATCTTAATGGGTGCTTTACTTGTTCCTAACAAACCTATTTATCGTAAAAAAGGCGAGGAAGAATATTACATATATTTCTCAAAAGACACAGTAGAAAAAGCATCACAGCTTTATTTAATGAACGGAAACCAATCAAAAGCTACTTTAGAACACCAACACACGATCAACGGACTAACATTAGTAGAATCTTGGTTAGTAGAAGATGAGGTACACGATAAATCAAGAAAATATGGTTTAAATGTTCCTGTAGGTACTTGGATGGGTGCTGTAAAGGTAAACAACGATGAAATATGGAACAACTTTGTAAAAACAGGTAAAGTTAAAGGATTCTCGATAGAGGGTTACTTTGCAGACAAAATGGAAAGACCACAAGAGCCTGTAAATGACTTTGAACAAGAAGCAGAAGAAAAATTATCTGTTATTAGGGCAATTATTAGAGATGGCGAGAAAAGTAATTAGTGTTTACGTCAAACCAAAGAAAAAATCACATCCACACAGCAAAAATGCGAGTGTAGGACAAAATAAATATAAAAAACCATATAAAGGTCAAGGAAGATGAGTATAAAAAAAACAATAAGTAAAATGCTTTTCAGCAAAGAGAGAGTAGAGTTAAATGCTATAGATGATATGAAAAACATAGCAAACTCTTTGAAAAAAGATTATGAAAAACAATCTACAGAATTAAAAAACTTAAAAAATGCTACAAAACAAATTAGAAATAAATTTGTAAAAATTACACAAGATGCAGCAGGTTTGCCTAAATTATATTCTGATACAAAAAAAAAGATAGATGAATTAGGTGTAGATATGCCAAATGATTTTAGAAAAAATTATGAAGATGCATCAGAATTACAACAAAAAGCAAATGATATAGTTGGCGAATTAGGTAGAATTGATGCAATGATACAATCTTTATAATGAAAAAATTTAGAACACCAAGCAAGACAAGTCCAAGAGGAGGGCGTAGAGGTTGTTTATGTAAAGATGAAACCTATTCAGTTAAGTGCTGTAAGGGTAATATAATAAATCAAGGAATCGGTAAAATATAAAAATGCAAATATAAATTTTAACACGTTATAGTAATATGAAATCAACAGAAATCTTAAACAAAATCAAAACTTTCTTAGGAGAGGAGCGAATAGAGCAAGTAGAAGAACAAGTTGAGGAAACTCAAGTTGAAAAAACTCAATTAGAAGAATCTCAAGAGAAAGTCGAGTTAGCACAAGCTAAACTTGATAATGGTACAGTATTAGAAGCTGAGGCTTTTGAAGCAGGAAACGAAATCTTTATTGTTAGTGAAGATGAAAGAGTAGCAGTACCTGTAGGCGAATATCAAATGGAAGATGGTCAAATCTTAGTAGTAAGCGAGGAGGGAATCATTGGAGAGATTAAGTCAGCAGAGGAAGAAGAAGTAGAAGCTGAAGAAGAAGAAATGGCTTATGTATCAAAAGAAGAGTTTGAATCAGCCGTTGAAGAAATCAAAGGTATGATAAACGAGCTTAAAAAGGATAAAGAAGAAATGGCTGAAGTAGAGGAGCAAGTAAAACAAGAACTTAGCGAAACTCCTGCTGTAGAGCCTATTGCTCACAATCCTGAAGCACAAGAGAAATTTAAAGTAAGATTCGGAAATAACCGAAAAGAGACTGCTTTAGATAGAGTAATGAAAAGATTAACCAATAATTAAAATTAAATAAAATGCCAAATCCAACAATTACAAGTAGTAGTTACAATGGTGAATTCGCAGGTAAATATTTAGCAGCGAGTTTGCTTACGGCAAAAACTTTAGATGATGCTGCGATAACTATACTACCAAACATTAAGTACAAAGCTGCTATGAAAGTAGGGGCTTTCTCTAACTTAGTAAGAAGTGCTGACTGTGATTTTGATTCATCAACTTCAGGTCTTACACTTACTGAAAAAGTATTAACACCTGCTGAGTTACAGGTAAATTTACAAATCTGTAAGAAAGAATTACACGCAGATTGGGAAGCTGCTCAAATGGGCTTTTCTGCTTTTGACAACTTACCTCCACTATTCTCTGATTTCGTTATCGCAAGAGTAGCTGCTGAGGTTGCAAGTGCTACTGAATCATCTATTTGGGGTGGATCAGCAGGAGAGGGTAACTTTGACGGTTTTGTTACATTAGCAACAGCAGATTCTTCTGTAGTAGATGTATCAGCAGGAACAGTTACTTCAGCTAACGTAATCGCAGAATTAGGTAAAATCGTTGATGCTATTCCATCAGGAGTTTACGGAGCTGATGACCTAATCATTTATGTATCACAAAACATCTATAGAGCATACATTAGAGCTTTAGGTGGTTTCGGTGCATCAGGCTTAGGAGCTAATGGTTATGATAATAAAGGTAACAACCAATCATTAGATAACTTATTCTTTGATGGTGTGAGAATTTATCCATCTTCAGGTTTTGGAGATAACCAAGCTATCGCAGCAAGAAGCTCTAACTTATTCTTCGGAACAGGTCTATTAAACGACAGAAACGAAGTAAAAGTTATTGATATGTCAGATATTGATGGATCACAGAACGTAAGAGTAGTAATGAGATATACAGCAGGATGCCAAATCGGTGTAGGTGCTGATGTAGTTCTTTACGACTAATAAATTAAATTAACTAACATATAAAGGGGTGGGTGGTTTTCTACCTACCCTTTTTTAATATCTAATAATTATGGCTTGTACACTAACAACAGGAAGAAAGTTACCTTGTAAATCAGGTGTAGGTGGTTTAAAAACTGTTTACTTTGCTGATTACGGAACTCTTGGTGCAGCTACGATTGCTTCAGGTGAAGTTACTGCATTAGCAGGAAGTCCTGCTTTATTTCAGTTTGATATAAAAGGAAATTCATCTTTAGAAACTGCAATCAATAGCTCAAGAGAAAATGGTACTACTTTCTACGAAACCACATTAAACCTCACACTTACGTTCCTTGAAAAAGCTACACAAGAAGAACTTAAATTAATCGCACACGCAAGACCTCACGTTTTTGTAGAAGATTATAATGGTAATTACTTTGTAGTAGGTTTAGAACACGGAGCAGAAGTAACAGGTGGAAGTATTGTAAGTGGAGCTGCTATGGGAGATCTTAGCTT